CGGCAGGTGATGCACCCATCAGCTCGCGCATCCGATCGCCACGGTTGCCGTCCGGGGCCTGCAGCGCCACGGGGATCCGGCGGCCATCAGGCAGCGGCACATAGGCCTCATTCATCGAGCCTTCGCCAAACAGGGCCACCTGGGGGGTGCTGGCGACGCCACCGCGAGAGTAGGCCTTCAGCGGCAGCGGGCCGGATGGGGACATGATGCCGCCGTTGGCGAAGGGAGTAGTTGGGAAGTCGGCAGATGTGATTGTTGATGCTGAGTCGGCATACCTGCCAACATCGGCCATATTTCCCCCACCACCAAACGACGGCCCACCCAGAGCTTTCAGCACCGACTGAAGCGCGATCATTACGATCTGCTTGGCGATTATGTCAGTCGCCATTTTGACAAATGCCTCGCCGATGTTCTTGAACATGTTGCCCAGCGTTTGCTTAACCGACTCGCTGCCAGTTACCACGGCAGAGACTGCGCCGCTCATTGCTGATGACAGCTCAGATTCAATCGTTTTGGAAACGTTAATCGTTACCTGTTCGATGTTCTGCATCTCATCAAGGGAGCGCTTCAGCTCGCCGATGTAGAGATTCAGCGCCAGCCCTTGCTGAATCTGTGCGGCAACGCTGGCCTCAATCAGCTCAATCTGTTTGGCGTAGAGCTGGTTGACCTGCTCCAGGCCGGCGATCGCAGCCGCCTTGTCGTCCGCATCCTCGATCGCATTGATGCCCTCTTGCAGTCCCGCCACAACCACGGACTGGTCACGGTATAGCCTGGCCTTCTGCAGCTCGCCGTCAATCACCTCGCTGCGCACTCCTTCCATCAGCAGTCGATTTCGCAGCTGCAGATCCTGAGCGCTGGTCTCCAGCTCGTAGTTCTGATCGATCAACCCTTGCGTGAGCTTTTGAGTAAGCTCTTTCCTGTCGAACTTGCGCAGCTCGTCGTTCTGCTGCTTGATCAGCTTCAGCTCCTCTTCGGCCTGATTCAGTCGTTCGCGGGCCTGCTGAATGTTGCCCTCGCCGCTCACGTCCCGCACCGGAAGCGGCTGGAACCCTGGCATATCAGCGCCGGGGAGCAGTCTTTGAGACATTGGTAGTGGGGCGCCAGTCGTGCCAGACCGTGAACGCGGGTCAAGGTGCATCAGCTGCGTGCCGCGTGGAAGATTGCCGGAATAGCCGGCCGCGCCGCCGAGATTTGCCACCGATGACAGCGGCAGCGGTACGCGGGTGCCCTCAGGCACGAATACATCAATGGCGCCAATTCCGCTGGCGTACTTCTTGTGAGCAGCGATTCCCTGCCTGACGATTGACTGAACCTCCGCCCTTGTCATGCCCTGGCGGAACTGGCGACCACTGCCCAGCTCCGTTGGCACTCCCTGGGCCAGTAGCCCCATCACCACGTCAACAGTGTCTTGGATCAGAGCGTCTCTATTCATGTTCTGGAAGTGGCCATGTACCCAGCCGCGAGCATTGAAAACCCTGCCCGTGCTGCCGAAGGTTGCCTGGCCGCCCATGCCCACTCCAGCCGATCGCACCTGTTCCGCACCAGCCTCCATCGCCTCAATCCGCTGGCGCGTGGTCATATTGGCCAGCGTTTGCTTGTGGACCGTTTCAGCCTGCTGCAGCGCCCGGCGAGCATCGTTGACGGCCCGCTGGGCATCGGCGACTCTCGCCGTGTTCTCGCTGAATCCCAGCATGAATTCAGAGAGCACTTTGGCCGCAGCGCGAGCCGGGCCCAGCAGTCCCTCACTCCAGAGATTGAGCACCCTGGACTGCAAAGATTGATTGAACTCAAATTGCTTTAGCGCCAGGGTCTTGCTGTTTTCGTACCGCTGATTGTCCAGCTCGATTGTGTTCTGCTGCAGGCCTTCATTTATCTGCAGCTGATTTTCCGCAAGGCGAGCCTGCATCCGAATTTGCTCGGCTTCGTATTTGCGGCCGGCTGCCTCTGCGGCTTTGGCGGCTTTTTCGGCGGCTTTGGCCGCTTTTTCGGCCGCATCGCCTGATCCGGCAGAAGCAGAAGCGGCGCGCTGAGCGGCAGCAGATTCTATAGCTTGCTGCTGGGCAGCAGAAATACTTGGCCGATTTTGACTTGTAACTCTATTCAGGCGATTCTGCATTAACTGGAACAATACATCATCAACCGACTGCCTGCGAATCTTTGCAAGCTCTTCGGCTTCCCTTCTTAGCCCAGTTATTCCGACGCCTCCCGCTCCACTGGTGCCTGCAAATAACTCATTTGCGCCTTGATTAAATACAGCTTGACTCATCGCCGTCTTTGGCCGCACTCCAGCGGTTAAGACCTGTTGCGCGGTGTAAGCAGTTGGGCTCCTAAATGCAGTTGCTGCTGCATTTATTTCTTTCACTGCATCCGTAAAACCTCTAAGCAGGCTAACCGCCGTAGGGCCAAACACTTTCGCAAGTGTTATCCCTAATTCCTGCGCTGCGACGTTAAAATCTTTTATAGCCTGCCTTCCTGTGTCAAATTGCTCGTTTAGCTTGCCTAGCTGAGTATCATTTAGCTTATTTAGTGCTCTTAGAACAATATCAGTCGTAACCTTGCCTTCTGCTGCCAAGTCCTTGAGTGATCCTATCGTTACGCCCATTTCAGCGGCAATCGCCTGCGCAACCAGTGGCGCCTGCTCTCGAATCGACCGCAGTTCTTCCCCTTGAAGCACTCCAGACGCTAGAGCTTGCTTAAGCTGAATAAGTGCAGCGCTTGACTCTTGCGCTGTTGCGCCGCTATTTCTTACTGCTGCGGAAAAGCCTATAAAGGCCTTTTCGATCTCATCTAAAGAGATCCCCGTTGGACGCAAAGAGGCATATAAGCTTGCAAAGCTATCCTGAGCTTCAGTATTGCTAATTCTTAAAGTATTTGCAATTCTTGCTGTAGCCTCTTGTGCTTTTTGGTATTCTCCGAACTCACTCGTAAGCGCACGCAGCCTGACTGCGGCCGATTCAGCGTCCAAGCCAACGCCCACCATGCTCCTGCCTGCGTTAGCAGCTTGCATTGCTACAGCGGCTCCAATACCACCCGCAGCGCCAGCAAGGAGGGTTGCAGGAAGGGACAGGCCCCGGCTAGCAGCCTTCGCCGTGCCATCCAAGCCCCGCAGCTTCCCTTCGAGTTTCTGGATCTCCGCCCCGTACCGCTGAAACTCCCTGCTGCCGATCCTGGCCTGCTCCTGCAGCCCACGGAATGCGCCGATGCTGCTGCGGATCCCGGCGATCGTGCTGTTATTGGCCTGGGCCAGCCGCAGAGTGGTAGTCCGCAGCGTGTTGATCTCACGCCCGGTCAGCTTGGTGTTGGCGCCGAGACTCTGAATCTCCCGCTGCACCTTCGTGATATTCCCGCCGCCCTTCACCTCGGCCGACAGCCGGATGGCGGTATCCAGGCTCATTCGGGCCATGTGTTATCTGTTCGCCAGTCCTGGGGTCAGGCTACGGACGGCGGGCAGCGGAAAGCCCCGGTGGTGGCCGGGGCAGGTGGGCGGGTCAGGAGTGCTTGCCTTGCTCCAGCACTTCAATCCGGGCGCGAAGATCACCTATCTCATTGCACAGCCGCTCAATGATTAAAGTTTGGCCCTGAAAAAGCCGATCGCAAGCGGCGCGGCCTTCCGTCGTGAAAAAAGTGCTTTGTATTTTAGTATCACGATCTGAAACGCTGGAATCGGGCGATCCTTGCAATAATTTGCTGATAAATGAGATCATTGGTTTTTTGGGCTGGGTTAGACGGGGCGAGTGGGGTTAGTTCGCCAACAAAACAGCTGCGATACCGCATCCGGCTACCAAGTACCCAAGACCAACGGCGGCCATGTCATCAGGACTAGGCATAAAAACAGCGTAATATGCAGAGTTACAGCAAGAAAAAAAAGAAGATACTCAGCGAATTGAGAGTTTGACATAGCTAGTTTTTTTCAGGTGGAGTGGTGGACTTACCCAGCACGAACGGCGTCAGCCATTCGATCACGCCTTCTTGGCACAGGGCCTCGAAGAATGCTGGGTTGTTTTCGATGGAGGCTTCGAGTTCTGAGGTGCAGAACACAAGCCCGGTTTTACCTTTTACGTATGCTTCGGCGCCAGCTTTGACTATTTCTATCCCTACCTCAAGTGCAGCGTGCCAGCCCTCTATGTTTAACAGTGCTGCAGCCCGCTCCAAGTCTTTCTTGCATTTATCAGAAAGACCAACTTTATGCGGAAACTTATCTTTGTCCATCACTTCCCCCCATTCGGCACAGTCCAGTTGCCGTTGCCGTCAGTCGTGAATCCCCTGTTAAGGGCAATTTGATTGTGCGCGCCTACAAAGCGGCTCTTCCATTTTTCACTGTTGCCGTGATCGCGTTCAATGTCGGCGCTGCCAAGAGGAAGGAACGGCCGGCAGTGCTCGCGAAACTCTCTGACGTGATAGGACTTGCAAGATTCGGTAAACACCGAAAGCTGTGTGCTGATTACGTCGGCAATCACGTCCTTCGGCATCCGCTTGGCCGTAACCGGCACAGCTGGCACAGCCGGGGGGAATTGCAGTCCCCCTAATCGGATTAGCTGCAATTCGGCCTGCATCGCTGCAGCAAATTCTTGCAGCAGAGTAACTTTGGCTTCCATGTCAGCAATTAAGCTATTGGCCATTTCCCTGGCCATTTGCTGAGCTTCTGACACGGTGATGAGCTGGGGAGTGGTCATGGCGAGTGGGTAGCAACGGCGCTCCATGCGAGCACCTGCCCCACACCCTACCGCACCGGAACCCATTTCGCACCCCATCACCCCCTCATCACCCCCAAAAACTCCCGCTCTACCAGCCGCAGATCCTCCAGCAGCCACAGCCGGTCCTGGCGTTTCACGCCCTCATCCTTGGCCCACAGGAGAAACACCTGATAGTCCAGCCCCACAGGGCCATTCATCCCCATCCGCCACTGGGTCTGGAGCTTCATGAACCACCCGATCGCCTCGACGTTCTCCGCCAGCAGGCCGAACGTCTCCGGCCGCTGCTCTACCTCAGGCACCGCCAGGCCGAACACCGCTGCAGCATCAGCCGCATCCTTGCCATCGTCGGCTGGGTCACCCTTCGCGGCAGCGGCGAGAAACCGCGCCGCGTCGATCAGTTTTTTGCGCGGAACCCTCCGGCCTTCGCGGCAGCCTTCTCAGACGGCTGACCCAGGCTTTCTAGCCAGGCCTTGAAGATCGCAGCACTGGCGCCCTGCACCCGGTAGAGATGGGCCTTGGTGGCGTCGCTGAACTCGATCGGCTCGCCATCCTCGCCCACCACCTCATCACCCCAGCCGCAGAGCACCTCATCAGCCAGGTCCTGATAGGTGCAGGGCAGCGGGTCGCACAGCGAGGCCTCTTCATCCTTGGCGTAACCCTGCAGCGCCTCGATGCGCTTGCGCATCGCCACCAACATTTGATTGTGCTGATCCTGCAGCGCCTGCGCGTCCTGCTCATCTAGCACGCTGAAATGAGCGGTGAACTTGTAGGGTTTCTTGACTCCACCTTTGGCCGGCAGGTCAACACTCACCGGCCATTCGATGTGGTCGGGCTGAAACAGGTGGAACATGGCGAATCAGAAAAAGATCAGGCGGGTTTCGTCGTTCTGCGTCTTGGGCAGCGCAGTAAACGGGATCTGCAGCATGTCGATTCCATCGGAATCGCTGAACGACAGATCGCCGCTAATCGCAGCCTTCGGGCAGAAGAAGATGGAGCTTTCCGTTGCTGCCGTACCCTGTTGCACCACGAACGGGCCATCGCTGGCGCCGCTGTTGTCAGCAGCAGCAGTGAAGTAGTTTTTGGTCGCAACCGGCGGATTTTCAATCGTCAGCGTTCCATTGGGGTTCGGGCGATCGGTGATACGGGCGCGAGGCTCGCAGTTGATCAGCGAACGGAACGAGGTAGTGAGACCCCAGTCGAAGGTGAAGCCCTCGGTGCAGGGCCCGTAGCCCTGGAACCGCAGCGCCTTGGTGTGGCGCGGGGTGACGGGCACCGGCTCGGCCTGGTTGCCGTAGGTGAAGGCCTCGGCGCTCTTTGCGGTCGGGGTGACGTACTTGCCGATGCCGGTGATCGTGAAGGTGCCGTAGCTGTTCAGCGGTGAGTTGAGCGCTGGGGAGCCGCGGAAGCCTTCGATGCGGTGCACGTTCTGATCCTTCACCGCCACCAGCGTGCAGCTAGAGCCGTTGCCAAAGGTGCTGATCGGCTGGTAGAGCGACAGCGCGGGAATCTTGTAGTTCACTGTGCCACCGGTGAACGATGCCGTGGACGCCACCACCGTCACCTCTCGGGTAGTGCCGTTGTGGGCCACGATCACGCCCTTGTCACCGGCATTGGCGCCGCTGGTGATCTCAATCGGGAAACCCACGTAGGCGTCAGTCGCTGGGTTGCTGCCGCCCAGGTTCGCCAGGGTGATAGTGTTGGCGCCGCCTGCAGTGGCCGTGCCGGAGATCTCAGCCGATGCGGCCAGATTCATGCCGGCCGCCAGCAGCAGCGGAGAGAACCGGGGTGCGGTGGCAGCAACACCGGAGCCGCCCCACTCGAATGTCACCGTGACGGCGACGTGCTCATTGGTGAGCGGCTGACGGTCAGCGCCGAGGAACCCCTTGATCAAGTCCCGTTCGACTCGGGTGCCGGTGTACGGGTTCACTTCCAGCGAGGTGATCTTCACTGCATCGGTGGCGCCGATCGCGCTGGCCAGGGTGCCGTAAGCGGTTTCCGTCTTGGCCAGCAAGAACGAATTACGGATCAGGAGAGCAGTCATCAGTCCTTGGCCTTGCTGGGTTGGGCGGGCTTGGCGGGCTCAGCTTTGGGCGGCTGGTAGTCAGCAGCAGACACCATCTCGCCGCTGGGGAGCATCACGTACTCACCAGACTCGCCGTGGTGCTCGAATTGTTCCGCCATGGATGGGGGCTGAGCGTCCTGGCCTCAGGCTACGGAGGCCGGCTCAGGGCAGCTGATCGATCGCGTCGTCTCGGGTGCGATACCGGATCAGGAACCGATACTGCATCCACCCAGCAGAGGCGTCAGCCTGCTCATACTCAGGCCGGAAGCCATCGGGCTGCACGTCATGGGCTAGGCCGCCCATCGTGCGGTCGGCCATCATCCGGGCGTGCACGTCAACGCCGATCGGGTCCGCTAGCTGGTCGGGCACGTCGCCGCGCACATAGATTTCAACCAGTACCGGCAGCGCCTGATCCAGGCGCCCCAGGCCGGCGCCGATGGTGCGTGGTGCGTTGACCGGGTTGTCTTCGCCGGGGCTGATCGTGATCGCTGGCGCCTCGGACTTGGAGTAGGCCTGCGCACGGCTGCGGTAGATCCGCTGGCCCACCTGCACCGTGCCGGGAAGGGTGACGCTACGGATGCGTTCGAGGATCTGTTCGCGGATACTTGCCATGGGCTCAGGCTAAAAAGGCTGCACCAGATCGAACACCACCCAAGCGCAGACGACCGCGACGCCCAGCGCCACTGGTAGGGGCACGGCACTCAGCAGCCAGCCCAGCAGGCCGGCCACCAGTGCAACGGCCGCGGTGAAGCGGATTAGATAGGGCATCACTCGACCCATCCAATTCGCAGCAGCGCCACCAGCAGCACCGCAACGGCAACGCTAACTGGGGCCATCATCACGGCGATCATTGCGACATCAGTCCAGGTCATGGGATAACAGCTCCGAATGCGTTGATTAGGGTGGTCACGCGGGCGTCAAGTAGGGCGAGGTCCAGGGCCTCGCCTATGCTGTAGAAGGCGAGGCGGGCGTTGGTGCGAGCTTGAGCAGCAGCCGTCCCAAAAACTCCTATATTTTCATTTAGGGGGGTTTGAGAAGTTATAGTATCTGCAAAGTTTGCGCCATTAACCCGTGCGGCAGTCGCGGTGATTGTAGTCCTTACCCCCCCGACAAAGCCAACGCCGTTTCCATTGTTAGAGGCAACGGCGTTGGAGTTGATTCGCTGCGAAATGCCTGTCGCAAGAAATGAAATCAATGCAGACCTTCCTGGACTATTTGACGTGGCAACAAGAAGGGAGTCGGCAGTAGCGACTGAAGTTTGAAAAACAGCCAAGTGCTTACTATTCTGCGGATCAGCATTATTATCCCTATTGCTATTCAAATACTTCGTACTCCCATTCCCCACAAGCCCCGTCTTGCGGTTGTAATCCCCCGCCACAAAATTGAAATTCGTCGGCGCAGGCCCCACCAGCGGCACCAACGCACCAGCCAGTGTGCGGGCACCGGCCATGATGCAGGAGGCTTTGACCGCTGGCCAGATGCCATCAGCTTTGCAGCCAATCACAAACGCATTGATCGCATCGCGCACTGCGGTTTCCAGTGCCTGGCCATCGGCGGTCTCGACGGCGGTGATGTAGGCCAATGCGTCCGGGTCGAGTGCAACTTCAAACCTCCCCGTTCCAACCCAGATAATCGCCATCAGCTCACCCTCTCCCAGATCAGCGATTCCCGTTCAGGGGTCGCGGGATCATCCGGCAGGAACTGCCCGCCCTCGCCACGGGATTGCGTCACCACCCACAGATCGCCGGCAGCGTCCACCCACTCCTGACCCACGCTTGCGGCAGCAGGCCGCAGTGAGCCGCCCAGTGCCGCCACGAATCCATCGGGCAGGTGGAGGGCAATCGCCAGTGCGCGCACCTCCTGCAGCAGCTCGGCGGACACCAGCCCCAGCCGGCGTAGGCCCAGCCAGGCTGCCCGAAAATCGTCCACGTCACCGCCACCGGCAGCAGCCAGCAGGGTGGCAGGCAGGCTGAGCGCTGCAGCCGGGGCTGTGCTCACCCCGCCGCCCAGCAACGCATTGATCGCGGGGTGGCTCAACAGAGTGCGCTTAAACGTGCGCCAGTCAGCAATCGGCGCCGGCTCCGGGGTGTCCACCACGCTCCAGCCCCAGCGCCATTCGCCAGCTTCCAGGTCCACCGTGCGGGTCTGGTTGATCTGCTGGCCGGCGCCGGGCTCAGGGGGAGCCTCGCGCACTACGCGGAGCACTGCGTAGCGGGGGTCGAGCTGCTCGACCGGTTGATCATCCGCTCTGGGGTAATCCCGAATCTGAGCGGTCTGGGTGTCGAACAAGACGAGGTTTCGCATGATCAGACCCTCCGCACGAATAGCGAAACCTTCAGGCCCGCACCGGCCACCGTTGAACCGATCTGGTCAATATCGATGCTGATCTCGGCGTCATCCGCCAGGCTGGAATCCGTGATCGTTGCGGCGCTGGCCGCGGTGGTGCTACTGAACTCGGTGGCGTCGATGCTGAGTTTCGTGCCCAGCACGCTGGCGCCTGCCTCGTTCACGTCCACGATCAGCGTGCTGCCGGTCGGCGCTGTGTTCACATTGGCCCGCACCGCCAGCAGCGTGGCAGCAAACGGCATCCTGAATCGAATCCTGTTGGTGCCGGTGGTGAGGGCGGTGGACTCATCGCCTACCGGGATCACGATCACGTCATCCGGCAAGTTTTGATTTTTCCACAGCCCATCTGATGCCAGCCGGAGCACCTGCCCGGTGGTGGCGCCACTCAGCAGCACATCATGCAGCTCGGCCAGCTCAAGGCCGTTGTCCACCTTGACGTAGAGGATCCCTGCGGCGCCGGCTGCCTGCTTCACGCAGTAGCCGCACACCACACCATGCGCCGGCTGGGTTGGGCGGGTGGTTGTCAGCTGACCGGCAGTTTCGCTCAGCCAAACGATCTGGCCCTCGGTGAGCGTTGCGGTGCTGATCCCATCCAGCAGGCCCACCGCCACGACATAGCCGAAGTCGTTGATTGCAATCGCTTGCTGTGCCAGGCCGAGCGTCTGTGACGCCGTCGCCTCTGTGCTCGCGTCAGCCAGCGCCACTGTGAGAGTGGTGCCGCTGCTGCCGGTCTGATAGACCGCCGCGCCTTTCGGGATCAAAACACCGGAGTTATTGCGCACGTACTTGCGCACCAGCGTGGCTGAATCGACCGTGATGCTGTCGAGCTTGGTCTTGTCCGCCGAGCTCTGCAGTCCTGCCGCGCTGATGGTCGCCTCGGGCAGTACCACATCGGCGCCCGTGGAGCTCGCCAGCGTCCGGGTGGCGGCGGTGTAGCTCAGGTCTGTGCCGGGGGCCAGATTCGCGATCGCCTGGGTGCTGGCGTCCACCGTGGCGCCGTTCTGATCCATCGGCACCCGCTCGGTTCCATCGAGCGGGGTCGTGGCGTTCGGCAGGCCTGTGATCGTGGTTTCAGCCATGCCTACAGAATGCGGAGTTGCTTGTTATTCAGAGTCGTGATCCGCAGACCGCTCAGCGTCACCAGGTAGGTGGCGACCTCCTGCACTAGCTCCAGCACCATCACGCAGAACCGGCCATCAGCTAGCCGTAGCGGCTCATGCTGCAGCCTGTATGTCTGCCCTTCGTGCTGCACCTGGTCGCCATACTGCAAACCGCCGAACTGATCAGTCCTGGCAGTCAGCGCATAGTCCACCGTCACCACGTTGTCATTCATAATGATCTGGCTGGCGCGGTCCATAAACCCCAAACCAACAACGGCCCCAGCAGTGACGCTGGAGCCGAAGTCAGCCAGCAGGAAATCATCGGGGATTTCCTGGATCATGGTCAGACCGCGTAACGGGCGCCGCCGACTGCCACACAGCTCACGGCAGCCGAGTAGGAGGATGCCAGGCCGGAGAAGTTGATGCGCAGGAAGGGGCGCAGTTCCTCGCGGGCAACCGCCACTTTCTGGGTGCTGGCAGTAGCGGTCAGCTGAGCGAACGCGCCGTTGGGCACGTCTTCATAAGTGCCGCCGACGGTCAGCGAGTGCTGCAGCTTGGCGTTGATGGTTCCCGTCGAACTGGTGCCGGCGCTCAGGATGAACAGGGCGTCACCATCGATGCCCGACAGATCGACGCCGGTGGTGTCGCTGTTGGAGCTGAGGGTCGCGGGAGTGCGGATGTTGAAGGTCTGGAGTTGCTCCAGGTTTCTGAGTTCAATGGCCATTGATCAATCCTCCGGGGTGGGGGTGGGGTCAGGGGTGGAAGTCTTTGCAGAGCGCCGCAGCTTGGGTGGACAGGCCGGGGCGGGCTCAAGTTCGGGCTCTGGCGCAATCGACGCCATGCCCAGCGCCAGCAGCTCGTTAGCTGGGCCTTGAGGAAGGTCAGCCACCTCACCCATAGCGAGGTGGCGACCGTCTGCTCTGCAGTTCGAGAGAATCTGCAGCCTCATAATCAGGTGCCCAGAGCGAACGACTGCGGACGGCGAACCGCCACGTCGAAGTCCTGATGCACGGTCAGGATCACCTGGCCGCTGGCGCTCTGGGTGTAGGGGTCAACCACCACATCCAGGCCGCTCCACATGCCCACCACGCAATCGGCAAAGTTGCCGAACAGAACATCGTTCAGCTGCATCTGGTTGGACACGGTGAACTGGTAGCCGTTCACAGTGCCGGCATCGGTCATGATGTAGTCAGAACCAGCCGAGGATGCCCTCAGGGTCTGCTTCAGGGCGCCGCGCACCACGCTGTTGCCGATGTAGCGCATTGAGCCGGCGTCAAGATTGTCGATCGCCAGTTCGGTTTCCAGGTCCACGTAGTCGGCCCAGTCGCCGCAGTTGTGAGTGGTGGAGCCGTCGCCGCCGAGGCTCACAGGGAATGCCTTGGCAGTGCCGCCGCCCAAGGTCACGCTGCCGATGCCGGTGGTGTTGATGATGCCCAGCGGCTGACCGTTGGAGCCGGTGCCATAACCGATGGTGTAATCCATGCCCAAAGCGACAGACTCGGCCATGTCGATCCGTACCAGGTTCTCCACGTCAGGGGAGCTCTGGATCATCATCCGGCGGCTGATCGGCACGCGAACGCCGATGGTCCGGGGGATCATGTTCACCAGGCCGAAGGTGAGCTTGCTGTTGGCAACCCCAGCATTCTCGCCGACAAAGTAATACTGGCTGGAGCTGAGCTTCTTGGGAATCTCAACGTTGCCCTCCAGGCCGGAGAGCATGGTGAGGCCGCTGTTCAGGAAGGCGCTGCGGGTGCGGATCAGGTCAATGAACTGCGCATCGAGCCGATCGGTGCCGACCAGTGCGCCGCCATCGCCGAAGGTGCCGACCACCTGGCCGGGGGTCTCAGCAGCGCGGCTGGAGCCCAGCACTTCCCAGGGGATCAGCACGCCGTTGGCAGAGCGGCTGTGCTTGGCCTGGGCGGCACGGGCCACCTCCAGCTCAAAGCCGGCGGCCTCAGCGGTACGGGGGTTGGGGTCGGCCAAGTAGGCGGCGACGCGCAGGAAGCTGTAGCGCTTCACCTCACGCTTGCTCAGGCCCAGCTCAGCGCCGCCGGCATCGTGCACGCGGCCCTCGAAGGACACCTTGCGCATGCCGATCTGTTCCATCACCACCGCACGGGCGGCATCGATGGAAGCTTCGTCATTGATGAGTTTCTCGACCAGCTCCGGGAGTTGGAACTGGTCACACATGCCGCGGATGGCTGCGACGCGTTCACGCTCGGCCTGCCGGGCGTTCTGCGCCACCTCCTCCACGTTGATCGTTTCAGTGGTCATTGGGATTGGATCGGATGATTCAGTCCGCTCGGCGGTCTGTGCTGTCAGGCTATGGAGGGCCTTGCTAACGGCAGACTTGACCAACTCGGGGTCAATCGTCACGGTCGGCTCTGCCGGCGCGGGGGGCTCCGGGGTGGGCTCAGCAGCAGGCTCAGGCTCAGCCGCCGGCTCATCCATGGCGCGGCCCAGGCCTACGGTCTGGTCGGCGGGGACGGAAACGCTGGAGACCTCCAGGGCCTTCCATCTAGTCACGTAAAAGTCGCCGCTGCGCTCTTCGATGTCGTCAATGCTGTAGGCGAACGAGACGTTTTTCGTAATGCCGGCTTCAATATCGACGCGGCGGCGGTGCTCTTCTGTTCCGCGTTCCGTAGTGTTTGGGCTCCACCGCACCGTGGAGTACAGACGGCGATCGTCACCCAGCCAGGCCTTTTCAACAACGCCCAAGACCTTGTTGGGGTCATGCCCCCAGAGCCATGGCGCGCCGTCGTTCAATCGCGACAGGTCCATGGCGCCTTGCTCATGCACCAGGATCTCGCGGCCGAAGAATCGCTCTACGGGCGCCTCGCTAGAAAACGAGAATGTGAGCGTTTCGTCGGTTTTCTCTTCCAGCTGCATGCCGCCGGGCAGCTCTCGCCGCTGGGGGCCGCGCAGCTTCGTGAGATCTAGGGTGGAATCCAAGGCCAGACAGTCGCTGGCGTCAGGCTATGGACTACCTACGCCGCCAGCGCCAACGGAAGTTGACCCACCACGGCGGCAGGGCAATGGCGTTTAATCTTCCGCCAGCGTTGATCCGTGAACCACGGTTGGCGGCGGTACCAAGCCTCAACCGGCGAGGCTTTCTTGCTGGTGTTGCACGTGGAGCAGGCCGGGATGATGTTGCTCGCCTCATCGAGTCCGCCCTTGGTCAGGGCCAGCACGTGCTCAACGGTCAGCCGTTCGTACCTGCGGTTGCGTTCATGCCCGGCATCCACTCCGCAGAATGCACAGCGGTTGCTCCACAGCGCGAAGCGGGCGTCGATTTGCTGCTGCGTGACAGGATGCAGTGCCCGTCTCCTTGCTGCGCGCTTCCACGCAGAACGGCGGCGGCTGGCTTGACGTTCTTTATCAAGGTTGACTTTGCGCCACTGGCGGCAGTATTCACGATGCTTTTCTGGGTTTACCTCTCGATACCGGCGGCAACATTCACGCATCCTGTCGCGATTGGCTTCGTAGTAACGACGGCATCTTTCGCGGTTTTCAGTGGGGTTTTCCAGCCGTTTTTGACGCTTATATTGCCGACACTTCTCGGCGTTTCTAGCGTAGTATAACCGATCTTGCTTGCGCCGATATTCAATGTTTAATCGATAGTAGCGACGGGCGAATTGGCGACAAGCGTCCGCATTTTGCGCATAATAGGCACGTTGAGCAACACGCTTTTTCTCGGCAACCGTCGGCAACAGGTGGGTCCTGACTCGGGTGTGAGTCCATCCGACTATCCTGCCGATCTCCCGAATGCCAACGCCACACGCGGCGGCCACTTCTGCCGTGATTTGGTCTTGAACAGTGAACGGCTTGGCCTTTTGCCGCCCAGTCTGCGATACTGATGCCATCGGCCTGTGTCCTCAGGTTGGTCAAGCCTCGGGCTGGTGACACAGCGCCGGGGCACACCTATTCTACATCATCTGCGGCGTCTTCGTCTTCGTCGTCATCCTCTTCCGGCTCAGGCGGCTCCACCACGGGCTCAGGCGGTTGCTCGACGGTGGGCATCAGGCCCAGTGATTCTTTCAGCTCGTTCTCCATGGCGATTTGCGCCATCACCTGCTCAAACTGCTCGCCGCTGTATTCAGTTATCAGCTCGCTGTGAGATTTCAGTAGCATCGCCTTGGCTTTTTCCATGGCGGAAACATCCTTAACTGGGTCCACCCAGTCCCATGATCTAGCCTGCCAGCGTGGAGCGTTATACCTTTCTGGGCGAGTCCAATAATCGGAGAATGCAGGCGACGGCAATTCACCCGCCAGCATCGCAGCGCGTAGCCACTCTTCAAATACGCGCTGGTGGAACACCTCAATGATCGCGCTCTGCACCACCCGCCAGTGGTCGCGATCCTCCAGCACGCTGGTGCGCATGCTGCTGTAGTTGGTGTCCGAAAAATCCTTGCTGATCGTGGCGTAGCTGCATCCGAACCCAGCCGCAAACCGCCGGGTGAGATTCTTGACCACAGCTTGGTATTGGCCATCATCCGGCCCGAAGTTCGGCGGCACCGGTTCCTGGCCAGGGTCGAGGATGTTCCAGCTACCGGGCTCAGTGTTGAACAGTTGCTGGCCGTTTTTGACCTCATCACCCTGCAGCTCACCGTCTGGGGTGCGGATCCATCCCAGCGATGCTGCCTGGACGCGCTTCCTGGTCAGATGCGCCTTTTCGTATTCCGACAGGCCATGCACCGTCGTGATCACCGACGCCAACCACGGCACGCCCCGGTTCTGCCCGATCCGCTCCGGCATGAACACATGGATCATGTCCGCCGCCGGCACTAGGACGTGCTTCCGCTCCACCCCGCGGCGGTTCAGGCCGAGCTCCACATCACCAGGGTGGCGGGTCAGGATGGCGTACCGGGTGGGCCTGCCCCATTGGTTGATCTCGACGCCTAGCCGCCATTCGTGGCCAGCGCGATCTGATACCCCGCTCTTGTCCTCATCGAGCTGGTGCGCCTCGATCAGCTCCAGCGCCAGCGGGGTGCGGCCTTGCCCCATCGGCTGCCGCACAATCCTGATCAGGCACTCGCCCGACTCCGGCAGGCTGCCGGCCACCATCATCTCGAAGCCGTGGAAACTCAGCCGGCCCGCCACGTCGCAGGTATCCGGCCGGCACCAGCGGCGCCATGCTTCCTCCATCAGCCGATTCCGGCGCACGTCCTTTTCCGTGCCGTTAGGGCGCATCACCTGCCCCTGCATCTGGATCCCGCGAGGGCCGACCACGTTGATCTGAGTGGTCCGCTTGGCCTGGCGGGCATAGGGGTTGTCCCTGACCAGCTGATGGCAGCGGTCGCGCAGCACCGCCAGGCTGACGCGCAGCTCGGCGTCTGCGGAGGTGGTCGGTGCCACCAAGTCATGGAGCAGCCGGTTACGCCGGGCGCCCTCGAACATCCGCTGGCCCTGCTGCCGGCCGTGGCGAGTGGTCAGGATCTGCCGCTGCAGCCAGGATCGAACACCCATCAGCTCACCCCCTGAAACCGCACATAGAGCCGGCGCGGATCGCCGAGGCCCTGCGCGATCATCTCGGCGCGCTTCTCACGGGCGACCTCGGCCTTGAGGCGGTCGCGCCACATGATTAGATCGGGCAGGTCCACCCGGCGGACTTTCCTGCCGCCGGAGCCGAGGCTGCCGATCTGATACTCAACCGCACCCGTGGTCAGGGCGCGGATCGCTTCTTCAACGGCCTCTAGATCCTTTTGCGCTTGGCTGCGATCATCAAATGCCCCAGGGGCGCCGGTGAACGCCAGGCTTTTGCGGACGGTCAGGCTGCCGCGGCCAGTAGTGAGCGGTGCGCCGCTGACCGTGGAGACGATCTGCAGCTCCCAGCTGCCGGCTGCCATGGTGGCCGTAGTGGCGGCGCTCAGCTCCACCTTCCAGCCGTCGTCAGTGTCGGTGGCCACTGCCTCGATACCGGCGCCAGCTACTGCAGCGCGAAACCACACGCGAACGGCAGTGGCGTCAGGGTGGACGCGCAGCTCGACCCAGCTGGTTAGATCGCCTTGGTAGAGCTCCAGCGGTTGGGTCATTTGAGCACCGTGAAACTCCGGGCCTTTCGTGGCGCGGCCTGCTGGTCTAAGGCTACGGAGGCCGCCAGCTGTGCCGCCAGCTGGTCCCACATGGTTTGACGGTTGTAGCGGCGCTTGAGCAGCTCCAGCATCGCTAGGCAGTACACCTTCAGGTCAAGCGGCTCGTTGCGGGCGCCGGATGGCTTAACCCATTCCAAGACTTGAAACCCTTTCACGTAGCGCGGCTGCAGCCGCTCACAGGTGAGGCCCTGCAGGTAGTCTTCCGTGGTGGCGTCGTCGAAGTTGATGTAGCCGTCGCCGGGCTCTTCAATCTTGAGGCGGCTGTAGATGGTCCGCTTGATTGCGTGCGTGCCGATCATGTAGAGCGTGACGCCACCCTTCACGGTCTTGCCCCTAAAGGTCACGTCCTGCTTTGAGCCTTTGCCGAGCGGCGGCGCGTTCTTTTGGCTGCTGCCCTTGATGGCCACCACACCTTCCTTGGCGTACCGGCGGCAGTAGTCATACCCCTCGCTGGTGTAGTGGCCGCCGGTGTCAACCGCGCAGTGGATCGCCTTCAGCTTGCCGCCGTTTGCGTGCGGCCATTCAATCTCGCGGATCGTCGTCACTTGATCCCAGACGTGATCCTGCCCCGGGTCGCCCTCGATCTTCTGGTGCCAGATCCGCCAGGCCTGCTCAGGCTTGCCGCGGCCGTAGCCCCACACCGACACCTCCAGCCAGGTGTCCTGCACGTCCACGGCCATCAGCACCGCAAGTACGCCATCCGGGCAAGTGCCGTGGCCGTAGCCGCCGACGCGGGCCATCAAGCCATCGGCGCTCACCTTCGCCAGGCTCTCATCCTCCCAGGCCTCAGCGGCCCGCTTGTTCACCCAGCCCTTGAGCAGCAGCGGGTCCGCCTTGGCGCGCAGGAACTCATCGCGGATCTTCTCCCAGCTCAGCCAGCCATACGGCGCATACCAGCCCGGCAGGTGAAAGCCCGCCGTCTCGCCGTCGCCCTTGGCCGTAGGTGTCCAGATCCCGCCGGCCAGCATGGCGGTCTTGTGGTGCTGCGCCACCCGTTCATTGCATAGCGGGCATTGGCACCACACCTCGCCGTCGCGCTTATCCCATACCATGTGCGGCCACTCAATCACGGCATGACCGCCGCAGCAGGGCATCAGAGCGCCGTACCGGCGGCGGTCGCTGCGCACCTCGAACTCGCTGGTGATCCTGCAGGCGCCGCGGCTGCCAGGCGTGGAGGTGACCAGCGCTTTGCGGTCGGGGAAGTTGGTCTGGCGGGCCTCGGCATTCTCCAGCGGGTCGCCTTTGTCATCCATCTCCAGCGGCAGGGATGACACCTCATCGGCCCACACGTTCTGCGCCGGCATCCCCTGCGCAGCGCTACCGCTGTTGCCGCCGATGATGCTTACCAGCATGTCGCCCTGAAACTCCTTTAGGAACATCGCGTTCGCCGCGTCCCTGGACTTCGTGCTGATCTGCTTCGCCGCCACCGCCGGGGAGTCGGTGAATAGCGGCGTGAGGCGCTGGCGGATCTGGCGCTTGGCGAAACTCTCGGTGGGGAACATCGCCAGAAACGGCGAAGGGTCCAGCGCGATGGTGCGTCCCAGCCAGTTCAGGCCCACCTCGGTCTTGCCGGTCTGTGATCCGAACAGCAGCACCACCCGCTTGATGCGCTTCTCGCGGGGGCTCAGCAGATCCATTGGCTCGCGCAGGTAGGGCGCCCGGTCGGTGCGCCACTGGCCGGGCTCGGAGCTGCTGCGGCGGGTCAGGATCCGGTTCTGATCCGCCCACTCGCTGACGGTCAGGTCGAGCGGCGGCTGTAGGGCCTCGATAAAGGCTTGGCGGTA